GTACTCATTTATTTTTTTTATTTTTAAAACTTCTTAAAGTTTCAGCCAATTTTGCTCTTTTTTTCAATAATGGATTTTTAGAACGAGCAGCTTTATCTAATTTTTTCTTAGGTATTTTTTTACCTTCTGGGACTCCTAATTCTTTATGTAAAGAACCTTTATTTTTAATTGCACCAGCAATCCAATTACCACTTTTACCGTAGGTATCATGATGAACTTTGTGCAAATGTTCTTTACTATTTCTATTTAATCCCATCTATTCCTCTTAGAATTGTAAGAATTGCATAAATAAAGTAGCAGCTCCTACAGATGGGGTTACCTTTATTAAAATATTGCTACATACATCATTCTTCTGAAGTATCTGAGTTAAATTAACATATGGTCCTCCGATCGAAATAAATGAAGAATCTGCTACTAAAGCTATATAAGTTTCACCGTTTCCAGTTACATCTGTTAGAGATTCAAATACTTCATAAGTACATCCATTCGAACTTTCAGTAACAAAACCTAAAGCATAAGCTGTAGTAGGTGCTGATATTGAAAAAGTATTAGGTGTAATTCTGTTAATAAGAGGGAAAAATCCTGTTAATCCAGTTCCTGCGCTAACACCATTTACAGCCATATTTACAGTAATGGATGAAATAATATCAAATATATCAGGTGTATAAACCGTGTTATTATGTGGTCCTGCAATAGTATTTGTAACAACAGTATTATTTTGAACCCCAGATATTGTAAAAGATGCAGCGCTTAAATCATTAACAGATGTTAGACTGACATTTCTTGCAAAACCTTGCGCATTAAAACTAATAGTATTACTTGCAGCATTGTAATAAGTACCATTTAATAGTAATGCCCCTGCTGAAGCTATATTCTGTAACGCTGAAACAGCTGCTAAATCCTGAGCTGCCCAATATTTCTCTATGTATGTTGCCATTTATATAAGCTGTAAAAAAGTTAAGGTCATACTATTACCAATAGTGCTTGTAGAACCAGTTAATTTAATTAATATGGAAGTAACTAAAGTGCTATTATCTGGATACATATAAAAAGTTTCATTTCCTGAAGCTTTAATCGTATACAAAGTTCCAACGTTATTAGTTATAATGTCACTAAAAGTATGACCAGTATTAACAATATTACCTAATGTTCCATACACTGTAGTACCAATAACGTTTGTTCCAAATGTACTGCCTAATGTGAAATTGTAATTTAAATTACTTATCCCACTAATCGTTGGCATAAGTAATTGGAAAAAGCCGCTATGACCTGTTCCAACACTTATGCCTGTAACGGCAATGCTAGATGTTATATTGGTAATTACATCATATATATTTACCGAATAAACCGTATTAGCATTAGGACCATTTATAGTTTCGATAATGGCTACACCATTTTGAATACCGTATATAGTAAAGACAGCAGATGATAAATTACTTGCAGAACTGAAAGACAATTGTCTGCTATATCCATTTTCAATAAATGAAACGTGACCACCTGATGCCAAATTACCGTTGAGAACCAAATTAACATTTCCTGTTGTATCCTGTATTAAACATACATCCTGAGTATTAGCATCAGGAAAAATGTATTGTGCCATTATCTACCTCTTTTTATAAGTTAAGCTGCAGCACCTTCAGTACCAACTACCGCACGCTTGTTACTTATACCCATAGAATATCTTTCAGATAGACTACACATGACGTTTTTAGTCATAAAATCTACATAAGTATCACCTTCTACAGCTGTTCTTTGGAAATGTTTAAATCCATCAGGAGCATCTGTAAGAATGAAGAAAGCATTAGGGCTTGTCAGGAAGTGATTGATTTTATAGCCTTCTGGTAGATAATCCCCATGGTAAATGGCGTTGATATCATTTGTTGCTACACCTGTTCTAAATACAGAATTTGTAAGAATAGATGATTTGAACTGTAAATTAGCAGGTACAATCATTTTCCTTGCCATTGTTTGAGACAACAAACCACTTTGTAGAGGCATTTTTTGGCATAGAAGTAATAGTTGCTCAACTGAAGCTTCACCAAAAGCAGCAGGTACTGCCAATTTATTAGCATATGTTCCACCGTCTATTGGGTTATTCAATGAACAAACAGGTTGACCATCTCCCGTTGGATAATTTGCATTAAATGCATTGTTAAGCAGATTAGCACCTAGAATATTTCTAGTACTTCTTAGAGAATCAGCTAATGCATTTGAATTTGCAGTAAATTGACCTTTATATAGGTTATCTTCTACAGCTTCTTTAGTAATTGCAAACTGTAGACTAACAACTTTATGTAGGTAACTTGTTACAATCCTTTGACCAGCAGTATCTGTAGAACCAGGTTGACCTTCAGGTTTAATAACACCATTTCCGAAAAGTTTCATCTCAACGTCAATTTCCTGATTCTTAAAAGATGGATGAGTTTTGTAGATTTCAGTCCATTCTTCAGGATATATCTTCATTTTAGCTATCACGGCATCTAAGCCAGGACGTAGTAATTGTGCAATTGCACCGGTATTTATCATATAATTATTCCTCTAAATATTTTATTTATCCTTGTAAATCCAACATCTGAATGTCAAATTTACAAGGTTGTTAATTAAGCTACATAAACTGGTGGAGTAGATCCTTTTCCATATACGTGATTGTTTATAACTACTGTTACGTTTAAGAACGGTGTAGTTTCCAGGGTTAAAGCTGGATTAGATACGTTTTCAGGTTTAAGAGTGTATGCAATTGCTTTAAGAGGCAGAGTTGTTACATCTTTATTGTAATCATGAGTTGCACCTGCAGCACTTGTAGTATCAACATCAAGATAAAATGCAGATTGCCCTGATAAAGTACTTCCACCAGTAGGATTATTTGCATAGAAAACAGGATTATCTTCAGTCCATTCTGGGGTTTGAACAGTATTAAAATTAGTACCACCTCCAATATTTAAACCAAAATTTCTCCCAAATGTCCCGAATTTAGAAAATGGAGCTGATCCATTAGTATTAATATTAGGGAAAAGAGGCTCTCCAACAAAAGCTGGTAAAGCTGGTAAAACTGGTGCAGTAGCATTAATATGGCTTGAAACTTGAATATCAAAAATAACATTCGGGTCATCAAGTACATAAGCTATAATAGCTGTACCAGGTTTAACCTGTGCAGATGCTGGCCAATAAGGTGAAGCAATATAAGGAGTAGAAGAAACACTATTAGCTGCTTGATATCTACAACCCATGAAAACACCAAGAATAGGAACAGTAGAAAAAGTAGAAGGAGTTGCATCCGCAAAAGTAGGAGCATATAATGCAATAGTTCCTGCTGATCCTAAAGTTGTAACAGATGCTAATATAGAAGTACCCCATTGAACTGGATCACCTGTAAAAAGTGAAACTGCATATGTAGATGTACCAGTTGAGTCTGCATAAATTTTGTATTCATTAACCTTTTCAGTCCAGCTACCACCAGCAAGTGAATTCATAGGACGTAGACCAAAAGGCGCATTTGTGCCGTAAGCCATAAAAACCTCTTAATAATAAAATTTGAATTAATTTATTTTTAGATCTTTTATGGATAAGACTTCAGAAACCGCAGAACTTTTTAATGTCTTGTTATGACTGGCAGGCCTACAAGGGAGAAGGCTTATAGGCCTATTAGATTGAATAATTTTGATCTTTTATGGATAAGACTTTAGAAACCGCAAAACTTTTTAACGTCTTGTTATGACAATAATAAATATATTGTATTCCTATTGGTTAACAAAGTCAAACATTTAAATATGTTATTAACGAATTATACAGATGTAATTAAAACTGTTACTCCATTAGGGGCAGAAAGTACTAATTCACCGCTTGCATCTGTAACAATGATAGTTACAGATGTGAGTTCTTTAACGATATAGTATCCATTAGATATAAATGGTAAACTCCCACCAGTGCTTCCAAGAGTTATAGTTACTCCGTAATTGAGATTAGGCATAGGTGTAACAAAGTTTCCTACATACGTACCTTTTGAGCCTGTTACTGAAGATATATTAGATTGTTGTTGTACTACTATCTGATTACTCATTCCTACTAAAGTATCAGTAAAAGTAAATGCAGCTGCTATCCCTAGAAAATTAGTAAGACCTGAAATTGCACCTGAACTATTAATAGTAACACCGTTAATTTGTACCGATCCAGTACCATTAGTAGATATTTGTATATTACCATTATCAGTATTATTTGTTATAACTCCCCCAGATAGAGTCATATCACCTACTGTTATTGAATTAAGACCTGTCACAGTAGTATTTAAATCAATAACAGGATCATTACCTAATCCATTTCCCCCTGTAATGGTTATGTTTTCACCACCTAATAGTTCGACTGTTTTAAAGTCAAGTGATGGTGTTGTTTGAGTTACAACCAAGAAATCAGTAGAATTTACAGCATTTAATTTAGATAAAGATGTAGGTAATTGAAAAGTAAGTGAAGCAATAGGAGGGGTTGCAGGGCTACCTGTTATGATAACAGAATTATCAGGACTTAAAGCAGTTATTCCTACAATACCGTTAAACCCCCCTAATGGTTGTACTACTCTCCATTTACCGTTTACTGTAGAATTATCATATAAATATAATTCATAACATTGGCCGTAAGGAACTTCAATTATACTAGTAGTTCCATCATTACATACTAATGTAAAAGATTCCTCGGTAATCTTAGAAATATTATTAAATCTAATTGTTTGCCCTGGTGATACTAATGTTGCATTAGGTAAACTAATTGTTAAATCAGCCGCTTCTACTATAACATCATTAATATCATTTACAACAGGACCTCCATTAAATCCAGAAGGCCATGTTAATGTTAAATTTTCTACTAAAACTAATTCTTGAACAGTAAATTGTGCCATAATTAAAAACTATGTATCCCTCTCATTACACCACCATAGAAAGTACTATCGTTAGATACATGCCCTTGTATTTTAGCCATTGCATTATCTGCTAATGATTGATTGTAAGCTCTTATTCTATTACCTAATATTTCCGGTATTTCCATCAAAATAGCATCCATGTACCAAATATAAGAATTCATATTCTCATACTTCTTAAATGGATCAATAGAGAAAGCAGGAGATCTATCAGATGGTACTATTTCCCAGCCTTGTCTCATTAAACCCTCTACTTGATGAGGAAAATCCTTATTAGCCCAACAATACATATAACCATCCCTCGCTACACCGTGTGGTAAAGCTAAAGGACTTACATATTCCATGTTATATTGTTTTAACATTTCATTAGCTCTGCATTCTGCAGTTCTTGACATTCTTCTATTTTCCATATTTGTTATACCCATTATAAATATTGTCTGGATTTTGCATGCGATAGATCTTAAATTTCAAATATTCTTGATTACTATAACCCAATCTTTCTGCTAATTCTTTTTCATCAGTATTTAATGTAACCTGATTATCTGGTAATGAAGATTTATTATTTCCTGAAGTTGATACCTTTCTAACACCACTAGCATTAGCTAAATATTCTCTATTTCTTGCACTATCACGTTTAGGGGCTTTTATAGATTTAATATAATCATCAATAGTATCAAAATACTCTTCAGAACCTATTACATCCGTAGCATCATTCTTTTGTAAATTATTTTCTAATCTACTAATAAAAGAAGTTACATTCCCATATATAGTAGGATCGAAACTTTTAGAATTAATTTTCAAATAAGGATGAGTATCAAGCCAATCATTAACTATATCTTGTTGAATAGCTTGATTATCATATTCTTGATTCGAATAATTAGATCTTTGATTAGAAAATGAATTCCTTTTAGCTTCACTTTCATTAGCCCATCTTTCTAAATCATGTACAGCATTAGTAGCTTTTGTCAGCGCTATCTGAGCCTCTAAATATGCGTCTATATTCCCTTCATCAAACGCCTTTTTAGCATCCTGTTTAGCTCTATCTTGTTCAGCATATACACTTTTACCATAATGGTATGTACCAGTACTTAAAGATTCTTCAAGCATTGCTTCAAGTTCAGCTACTCTCTTAAGCGCTTCTTCTTTTTCAATTCTAGCTCTATATCTGTCATTATATAGTTTTCTAAATTTACTAGATCTTTTACCCGGTAGTGGTTTAACTTCTTCCTCATCTACATCGTCATGATCAAATTCTTGTTCATGTTCAGGATATTGATTCTCATCTTCTGTTTCAGAATTCTCAGGAATTTGAGACTCTTCTACTTTAATTTCTTCTTGCTCTGGTTCTTCCCTTTTTTCAGGGATTCTACCTTGCAACTTATCAATTTCATCAAACATATTTTGTACTTCAGGAAGATTTTCTATCTCCTTTATACGATCTGCTTGATCCATTCTTTCGTCATTATTATATTGATCCATATATTACTATATTTACCTCTCTATGCTTCTTGGGTCTTTTACTATCAATTCTATACCATCTTCTTTGGTACAAAATATCGGTAGCCCGTTATATTTCATTCTTAGCCCCGAATGCCTTGCTATTACTACCCAATCACCTACCTTACATGCAGGACCAGTGTCTTTATATCTACTATCTTTATATGAACCTGGTGAGATTTTAACTACTAAACCTACAATAGTTTTATATTGTTCATCTTCTCTGGTTTTAGCAGTAAGATATAAACCTCCTTTAGTTTTCTCAGGAGAAGTGTATAAACGTACAACTATTTGCCATAAAGGAGCTTCACAATCTTCAAATTTTGCAATTTCAGCTTCTTTATCAAAGGTATTGATATCAATACCTTCATCAACATATTCAATTATCTTATCACTAACTTTTTTTGCTTCTTTTTCAAAAGCTTCTTTCATTTGATCTGGGGTTAAAACATTCCCAACATCATTAAATTTTTCTATAAATGTTCTATTATCCATTTTTTACCTCTCCCTTTTGTTTAATTTCATCAATATTTAAAAGTTTATTTTTAAATGATTTAAATTCTTCATCCGTCAATTTCATCTATTCCCCTAAAAACACCTTTAATAATCTCTATGGAATCATCAATCCCTTTAATTTTACCGGTATAAAATCGGTAATTATCAAAATTTGTATTTTCCGATAATAAGAGATTTATTAATTCTTCTCTTCTTTGACGAAGATTTCTTAATAATCTTTCGTGTAAAATCATTGTTTAAAAATTATTTGTATAAGATTTCTTTTTCTTTAGTATTACATTACCATCTTTGGTAGCTTGCCCCATATTTTGCTTCCATATCATGCCACCATCAGCATATTTTTGTTTTTTATCACAGTCCTTTATTTGCCCACCTTTTTTATAACCTTCATCAAGTCTTTCTTTAGCTATTCCCCCCATTGCATATTTGGAGTTTTTATCACAATGTTTTACATGA